GGGATCTCTATACGGGAATGTCAGTTACTGTCATCGCTGAAGCGTTGCAACCACTGTGTCCCCAGATGGTTCTCTAAGTGGTTAATTTGGGACGCACTAAATTTCACCCAACAAAAAACCCATTTATATAAATGGGTTAGGGAAAACAATCACTTACTTTAAAATCAATAAGTTAAAAGAATAGTTAGGGGTATTAAAGGTTAGGGAGTGGCAATCGCTGCCGCCATTTTGTCGCCATTTTGCATTGTAGCTAGGGGGTTAAACCTTAACGCAGTTTCAAGGTGATCTGGCGCGAGGTGGGCATAGCGCATAGTCATTTTTATATCGTGGTGTCCCAGTATTTTTTGCAGGGCGAGTATGTTTCCCCCGGACATCATAAAGTGTGCTGCAAAGGTGTGGCGAAGAACGTGCGTTAGCTGACCACGCGGCAGGATGATAGAGGTTTTATCCATCACTGATGCAAATTGAAAATAGTAATCATCAAAAAACTTGAACCCCTTCAGCGCGGTGATCTCTTCATATAGCTCCTTGCTGATAGGGATGCTTCTGTTTTTCTTTCCCTTCGTTCTGGTGAAAGTTATGCGGTACTTCGTTACCTGCGACCTTGTCAGGTTGACGGCCTCTCTCCATCTTGCCCCTGTACTGAGGCAAATCTTCACAACCAGCGTCAACAGCTTGTTTTGGCGCTGGCAGTCATACAGAAGCTCTGCAATCTGATCATGTGTCAGCCAGGCCATTTCCTTTTCAGCAATGGTAAATTTGCGCATGTTTTCAAGAGGGTTTGGCTGAAGCCATTCGCCTAGGCGAATCAGTTCACTAAAGGCACCGCTTAAATAGCTTTGCTCAAGATTAACCGTTACAGGGCTAGCGCCACTCTTCCATTTTTCACTGAAATAAATCTCTCCAGTTAGGCGTTTATCGCGGTAATGAGCAAAGATTTTTGGAGTCAGCGATGTAGCCAGAGGGTTTCCCAGTGCATCCACGATTAGCAGTAGTTTTTCGTATACGTGTTCGCCAGCTGAAAGAGATATGCCGTGCAGTTTATACCAAAGGTTCACAATGTCTTTTAAAGAGCGGCGATCAACAGCATCACCCAGCCACGGTTTTGAAGCGGCTTCATCCATTGTGTGGCGCTCAAAGGCCATCGCCTCACCTTTGGTTGCAAATTGTTTTCGTACCCTGCGCCCAGAACGTCCGGCAGGGTAGCATTCACAGAGCCATTTACCCGTTTCAAGTTTACGAACTGCCATTGAATCCCCCTTGTTATCCTAATACGGGGTATCATTCACTGTTTATTTATACAGTGTCAATGTTTGATAGCTTCGTAATCAAACATTCGTCATCAGGTAGTAGTGGCATTTCGCAAGCGGCTTAAGGTCATTGATTCCACATTCAAATGATTGACCGCCTGAAGCTGGGACAACAAGTACCCTGCCAACAGGAATACGGGTCAATTCTTTAATGCTCGTTTTTCCCTCAATTTCAACAACCCATGTTCCATCCGATAGTTCGTCAGTTTTCATGTCTGCGACATAGGGGATTTCGTCATCAATAATGATTACCGGCTTGCTGAGGTGGGAGGGGAGCATTGCCTTATCGAGCATATAAAAATTGGAGTCGTACAGATTCCCGTCAATGATTTTCTTACGAGGAACCGCGACCACATCACTCATGACGTTGTCATTAGCTGTCTGGTGGTACTCATTTGGAGTTTTTATTGCTCTGTTATGGAAGGCTTCTCCCTTCCCAAAGGAGAGCCATTCAAGCGAAGCACCTGTTTCCATAGCGCATTGAATAACCCAGTCTGCGGGAAAAATATCCCTCATCCATCTTGTGCTCATTGTGCTGGTTGATGCACCTAGCTGGTCGCAAAGCGCCTGTCTTGTCTTGAATCCATAAGCAATTAGTAATCGCTTAATTACTTCCTGCCCACCTCTATTGAAGTCCATAATTACGCCTTTGGAGTTTTAATTGTTGACTAACTCCATTTGAAACGTTAGCCTTCCGCTTGAAGTACGGAAATGGAGTTATTAATGCTTATCACCGCTAGCTACGGTTTAAGACTAAAACGAGGAATCTTGCACTATGACAACAAACATTTCAATCAATCTGCCTGTCCCATCGATTTCAAAAGAGAAATACATAGAACTCACTGGATTATCTGAAGATACCGTTGACGCAATGTTAAAAGATGGTCGTTTGCCTCGTCACCGCCTTCGTAAAGACTTAGGTCGCGAAAAGGTGATGATCAATATTGCCGCTATGACTATTGACGCCCTTGCGGGTTGCAACATCGTACTTAACTGATTCGATTTTGAAACGCTGAGAGGGTGCTGACTATGTTTGATTACCAAACTTCTAAACATGCTCACTTTGATGCAGCTTGCCGAGCGTTTGCGCTGGCTCACAATCTGGAAGACGTGGCCGCTGCCGTTGGTATGCGTCCGCAGATCCTGCGCAATAAGTTGAATCCGGTTCAACCTCACCGCCTGACCTGTGACGAGCTTCTGGCTATCACCGATTACACCGAAGATGCGCGTTTACTGGATGGGATGCTGGGGCAGATTAATTGCCTTCCATCCGTTCCGGTCAATAACGCCACTGAAGCCAACATGCAATTTTGCGCGTTGAGTGCCACCGCCAATGTGGGGGCAATCGCTGGGCACGCTGTATCAACTGAACACATGACCGCCGCGCGCCGCACACAAATTCTTGATCGTGCGCGTGATGCTATTCGTTCCCTTTCCGTTCTGGCTTACACCGTTGAAAGCCGTCTCCAGTCTGCGCCGGTTCTTGCTGCTGCCGTCGATATCGTGACTACCAGCGCCAGTGGCATGATGTGAGGGATAACCATGAAAGCATTCGTTACGTACCTGAAAAAAGAATCTCCGGCCATGCAGTTGGCCAGCGGGTCAACTGGCTGGATTGAACTGCCAAACGGCCAGCGCTGGAACCCCGGCCACCAGTACAAATTTAATGCCCGTTCGTCTTGTCGTCCGTGGTGGTTTCGTTTGTTCGGAATTATCCGGGGGCATCATGGCCATTAACACAAAGCAACAGGAAATCGGCCTTAAGTGGCTGGGGAATATCCGCCGTAAATACTGGAGTGAAAAAAGCGAAGCCGCCGAATGGTGGGACAAATTATCACCTGAATGGCGAGGGGTTGTTTTACATGCAACCGCAGTAAATTCCGGGTTGGACGTTTTCAAAGCGCACCTGTGTAAATGCTGTTGGTGTGAATTGTATGAGCGGCTGAACTACCGGGAAATGATCCAGCTGAAACTGGGAATTTCCCGCGCCAGGTTAACGTTTGAGGGGTTCGGGAGTTTGAGCGACAGCGATTTTTCGCGGCGAACCGCCAGCCGCCCAGCCAGGGTGGTTAATCAGATTTACAGCAGTAACGGGGTGCAAATGGTTGTTGCGCCTCAATTCGTTAGCAAAATGCAATTGTTGCAACAGCAGGAGAATCACTGATGTCCATTATTTCTGTAAATGCCAAAGAACTGGGGCAAGAGATGGCTGTGTGGGGGGTTCCACATAACTACGCCATTCTCTTTCTGGAGAAAAACACCGTTAAAAATGACCGCGTGGCGTTACATCCATTCTTCTTTAATGACACCGAACACATGACGAGCCAACGCCACTGGCTGGCCGTCAATGTCGCCTACTGGAGCTGTGTTTATCGTGAGGCTGAAAGCCAGTACCAGCAGGTTGAAGCACTGGCCAGTATTCGTTCCATGTATTACATCGCGGGGTCGTTAGGGGCTGGCGAAATCAAAGCGCTGATCCAGGAATGGTGGCGCAATACCTACGAGCTGCACAAGGTTCCTGCGCCGAGTTATTCCGCCGCACCTGTTACCGTTTCTTTCCACTAATTAGCCGCCTGAATTTTTGGCCATCCGAGCGGTGGCCGGGGATTCTTTTGCCTTTAGGAAACCAAAATGCCAACGAATAGAGATGTTTTTGCCCGTAAACAGTTTGAATACCGGATGGAGCAAACCACCACCTTCTTCTCCGATTTGCTCAATAAAGCCACACGGGAAGGTAAAGCCGCCGTTGCTGACCTGTGTTCTGCCCGTCTGGATAAGCTGGCCACGCATGCAGCGAATGAAGGTTTAAGCGCTACCGAAATCGTAGAGCTGATCCGTGAAGAGGCTGCGGCCATTTGCAGTAAAGGTGGTGCGGCATGGCAGTAAAATCCCCTCTAAAATGGGTGGGCAGTAAAGTCCGCCTTATGCCACAGCTGCGTGACCACTTACCGGAAGGCAAACGCCTGGTTGAACCGTTCGCGGGTTCGTGCGCCGTGATGATGAATACGGACTATGACGAATACCTGATTGCTGACTTGAACCCTGATTTAGTCAATCTGTACAAGGCGATGGCCTACCACACAGACACATTTCTCATGGAACTTGAAACCCTGTTTTCAGCCGGGGCGTTGGGTGAACAGGAGAGCCGCGCCATTTTTTACTATGCTGCTCGGGATGCGTTCAATTCGTCTGGTAAGGGGCTGGGGGTTGAATGTGTTGAAGCCGCTGCCCGTTTCATGTACCTGAACCGCCACGGTTTTAATGGGCTTTGCCGTTACAATCGCCGTGGCCAGTTCAATGTCCCGTTCGGGAAGTACAAGAAAATTTATTTCCCTCTTAAAGAAGTCCGCGCATTTGCTGAAAAGGCAAAGCGTGCAACATTCATCACCGCGCATTACTCCGAAACGCTGGCGCTGGTTCGTGCCGGGGATGTGGTCTATTGCGATCCACCATACCTGACGGAATCAGGGAATTTTACCTCATACACAGAAAGCGGCTTTTCACATCTTGATCAGGGGCGACTGGCCAGAAAGCTGCGCCGCCTTACTGAGAACGGCGTGAGTGTTGTTGCGTCAAACAGCGATCTGGAGATGGTGCATTACCTTTACGCCGGATTTGAGACTGTGAAGGTCAACGCGCCGCGCAGTGTTGGTGCCGCAGCTGCAAGCCAGAAATCTGCCGCTGAGCTGATCCTGAAATCCCCGCTTGATTCCATTGCAAAGGCTTGCGCATGACGCTCGTTGCTAATGGCCAGCATCATGCCGTTGATACATGGCGGCGTGATACTTTTGCGCCAGGAACGCCAGCTGATGCGACGATTACAGAACGTCGTTTGTGGGCTGTAAACCCACAGGACTACGAATGGCGTGCGCAATACCTTCACGAGATACCCGACTGGTTAGCCGGGTATTTTGGTAACCGTTACGAAAAGCTGTTTTCTGGCCATGATGGCCGTCGCCGTGCCAATACATTCCTGCGCAAAACAATCGGCGGGAATGTATTGCCACGTCTGCGGAAAGTGGCTGCGCGTTATCAGCTGGCCGCAGATGTCAGTGATCTCTCTTTCGGTAAATCGTTGCAGCGCTTGCCGTCCCTTGACCGTACCGATCTCAAAAAGCTGTCTGGCCAGGTTTCTGGCTGGATGGCTCAGATGTTTTATGACTTCACCGACACGCTGAAAGGCAAACCAAAAGACGAAAGAGAAATGCGCCAGCGCACGATGGAGGCATACCGCAAGCTTTGCTCGCTTTCCCTCATGCTGAACAATCAGCCGCCTTACTGGGCGGAGCATGAAGCCAATGACGGCCACCTGGAAACCCGAAAAGCGGAGTCCGGGATTTTGCGACTTATGGCACCGGAATGGTGGTATCAGCGGCTGAAGCGCGCCCGTGATCTGCAACGTGAACATCTGGCCATCGCCGTTGGCCAGGTGCAGAAATCTGCCAGCGCCTACGTATCACGTAAAACCCTGGGCGAATGGATAGACCAGAAGAAACGAAATCTGGAGTTCTTCAAAAAATTTGATCTGATGGATGAAGAGGGCAACCGCATTGCGCTGGACAGCATGGTACACCGCAGTGTTGCTAACCCGGCTATCCGTCGCTGTGAACTGATGGTTCGAATGAGAGGATTTGAAGATATGGCAAATGAAGAAGGGCTGGCTGGTGAGTTTTACACTATCACTGCGCCGTCACGTTATCACGCGGTACACAGCAAAGGCGGTTTTGTTTCTCAGTGGAACGGTTTGAACCCCCGGGACACGCAGCGCTATTTATGCAACGTCTGGGCTAAAGCACGCGCAGCGATCTCCCGTGCCGGTATTCATATTTTTGGTTTTCGCGTGGTGGAGCCTCACCACGACGGGACACCGCACTGGCATATGCTGCTGTTTATGCGTCCGCATGACGTTGAGGCGGTGCGCGATATTCTTTGCTATCACACCAGAATTGCCGATTCAGAAGAGCTTCAGACACCTAACGCGCTTAAGGCGCGTTTTCACGTTGAGCCTATCGATCCCGCTAAAGGGTCGGCAACGGGCTATATCGCTAAATACATCTCAAAAAATATTGACGGTTTTGCGCTCGATGGAGAGCAGGATGAAGAAACCGGGGAAAACCTGCGTGATATGGCCAAATCCGTATCAGCCTGGGCATCCCGCTGGCGTATTCGTCAGTTTCAGCAAATTGGTGGTGCGCCAGTGACCGTATGGCGGGAGCTGCGCCGCCTGGGCGATCAGCGCCTGACTGATAGGCGCATGGATGCGGTGCTGGCGGCGGCAGATGTTGGGGACTGGGCTGCCTATACCCAGTTGCAGGGGGGCGCACTGGTTGCGCGTCGTGATCTGGTTGTTCGCCTGGCGTATGAAATCACAGAGCAGGGTAACGAGTACGCCGAAGATATTCAGCGCGTGCAGGGTATCTATTCGCCTTTAATTCCTGACTCTGAAGTTTGCACCCGTCTGGTTAAGTGGCAGAAGGTAGCGAAGTTGGCCGAAGCGCCAGCGGAGGCGGGTTTTTCTGGCGGCAGCGCCGCCCCTTGGAGTTCTGTCAATAACTGTACGGAGGGCGGAAACCGGAGACGATTAAAACTGGAACTGAACCAGAGGGGCTTTACTGGAACGGATGAAGAAATAGGCATTCTTAAGCGTGGTGGTGGTCTGATATTTGGACGCTCAACCCTGATTTACAGAGAGGGGAGGTTACAGGAGAAGAGAGGAAGACCGGAAGATGAACAATGGCCAGGTTGGCAGTGATGGTTTGTAAGTATGTGATATTTAATGCTTAAATTTTCATCTCTGTTGATTTTTATTCACATATTATGTGTTTAGGTGTACTGTGTTTATATACAGTTGTTTTGTGAGGGAGGATACTGTGCAGGATTTGTTTTTTGAAACCGTTGCTTTTCGACGGATCGCTTTGGTTGCAAAACTTATGGCAACTGCTGAATGTTCTGAAGATGAAAAGGATGTGGCGCTGGCCTGGTTGGGGGAGATGACGCAGGAGTTGGGGCAAAAACTGGATAAGCATGAAAAAAAATGCCCCTTGATAGGGGGCATTTCAGGCAGCGGGTGTGGCTTTCAGTAAATCCAGAGCCATTTGTTTCTGATCGGGTGACAGGTTTTTGAGCAATGTTTGCACCAAAGTGTCACCCGTTTTAGCGCTGGGGCTAAGAGTGTGGGAAAACGTCAAATTCATAACAAAGGTGTGCCCACACTCAACATCTGCGCAGGCGCAATAGATATCTGCAATCTGACGATGTTTCCGGTTAGTTTTACGAATCACAGCCTTTGAGCCACACTCAGGGCATTCAATTTTCAGGACTCTCATATTCCACTCTCCAGCTGTCAAAGAATGCCTGGATTTTAGCCTTTTTTGACTCATGCTGCATCCTTATCCGTTGTTTCCACTGCAAAATTAAGATGCAGGTGTTGCGGGACTTCCGGATCTGCTTTGATGGCCATCGCCAGGCGGCGCTGAATGGGCTGCACTTCATTTTTTTTATAGGTTCGTTCAACCTTTTCCGGGTCGCCCAGTCCGGCAGTATTCTGAGGAACGATACCCGCCAGCCCGGCAGGAAAGCGGTGCGCGTTCAGGATGTCCTGGGCGCTGATGTTCTTCACACTGGCAAATTCATCTTTGGCCGAAATATCCCCCATCTCAATGAATTTGATCGCATCACTGTCACCGCCAGGAATGTTCACCAGGATGGTGGAGAAGTTGCCGATCCCCTTGCTGTCCCGCAGCTGCTGTTCAATCTCTACTTCCATTTCATCTGTCATGCTGGGGTCACGGGTGTAAAGAATGCCGCCTGTATGAGCGCCGTTGTGGTAGTAGCGACGGCGAAAAATAACCGCCTCACTGTTCAGAAAGGCAGAGTGAACCCCGCCGATGTAGTCCGGTAACCCATAGATGTGTTGCTGCGGGTCATACATCTTGATGAAAATGATGTCTTCAGGCGGGAACGCCAGCGGCTCACCCTCCTGCAAAACCACGTAATCCCCTGGCACAGTCTCCGCATTTTCTGTCTCTTTTCGGCGGCGCAGGTAAAGCCCCGGCAAGGGCTGAAGCCCGATCACATCGCCCCAGCCATTACGGATTTTGGCCACGGCGATATCCCCGAATGTCAGATAATCGAAAACAGCGGCCTCCAGATCGTCGAATGTCAGACCGCCGCCCTGATAGTCTGCTGTGACCATGTTTTTACGGGCGTGGATAATCCCGCCGTGCTGGCCGTTCAGGTTGATGAGTTGCGCCAGCGCCAGGCGGTCAATCGGCTGTGTGTAGTGGTCTGCGGCGTTGTCGTACCAGATTTCACGGTAATCCGTTCCGGTAGTCAGTACCGGTTCAGGTTTGCCGAAGCTGATAATGCTCATTTTTTTGGATTTGTCGCCGTGCTGCTCGCGTTTCACAAAGCGTTTCTTTTTGCTCATGCTGCCTGTTTCCTTACACCCCAGCGGGATTTTGGTTTGTTTTCGTAGTTAAGTGGTTCGTTATGCAGGGCATGAGAGATTGCCCAGAATGACTCTGCGTGGCCAGTGTCCTGGCTACGGTCTGCAACAAAGGTCATGGCGTTACCGCTTTGCGTGGTGGTGCGCCTCACGGACATAAAACTGGCCGGGATTTCCTTCAGGTTTTTGTCCCACTCGATACGCTGGCTTTCCACCACGTCCGCCGCTTTCAGTACCAGCTGGTTTTTGGTGTTCATGTCATAGCGGATCGGGACAACCACGCGCATGGCAAAATGCTGGATGTTGTCAAACACCCCCTGGCCGATGCCCGTGACGTCCACCCCCAGATAAGTGAAGTTGTACTGGTCAAACAGCTTTTTGATCTGCTTTGCCTGGTGGCGGAAGTTCATGCCTTTCCAGTAAATCACTTTCAGTACGCGGAATTTTTCAACGGCGAACATCGGCGGGGCGACAATCACAAAGCACGACAAATCGCCGCTGCGTGCCGGGTCAAAGCCGCCCCAGACTGGCCTGTCTCCAAATGGTCGTTTCGCGTCCGGGTTGTGATCCTGCCAGGTGTCCACCTCCACGCCGCACGCTTCCAGGTCGGAAAAGCTGAAAACGGAATCCTTGCTGTCCACGAACACACACATGTAAAGCATGTCGAACGTGGCGGTGTTGTAGCGGTTGCGTAGCTTCTCAATGTTGGCCAGGTTGAAGCCACCCGCAATGGCATCCTCCATTGTGATGACATAACGCCACTGTCCATCCGGACAGAGGCGGCCACCGTCCCGCATTTCATCAAACAGTGGAAATTTAATGGCTGCACGTTTCTTGCTGCCCTGTTTCCACTCTTCACCCGTCCAGAATGGGTAAGCCTGGTGTGTTTTGGCCGATGGTGTGGAAAAGTAGGTGGTGCGCCATTTGTCATGGGTGGCCATCGCACTGGCCACTTCATTGAGTTTTGCGAAGTTGGGAACCCAAAAATATTCATCACAGTAAAGGTGGCCACTGTATGACTGGGCGGTGTTTTTGTTTGTGGAGAGAAAGCGCAGCTCTGCGCCGTTGCTTAAGCGGATCGGGTTCCCGGTCAGCGTGATACCAAAATACTGTTCTGCAATGTTGACGATGTAAGACCGAAACACTTCAGCCTGTGCTTTTGACGCGGACAGGAAGATTTGCGGATCGCCTGTCATTACCGCATTTTCAAACGCCTCAAACGCAAAGTACCAGGTTGCACCAATCTGGCGGCTTTTCAGGATATTCCTGACCAGCTGGCCGATGTTGCGGCGCAGGTGTTTTTGATATGCGAAAAGATGCTCGTCCGCCCAGGTGTCAAAATCTTCCTGGGTCAGCGATGAGATATCGTTTTTCTTGTACTTGCGTTTGCTGCGGGGTTCATCCTCGCTATCACCTCGCGCAGCTGCTTGCCGTTCCCCCTGGCTGGATGCCAGCTTTTCTTTATGTTTATTGCTCTGGGCACGCAGTTTCGTGGCGTGAGCAATAAGCAAATCCATTTCCTTTAAATCCAGATCCGTTTTGCTGTCGCGCCCCGCTAAAAGCTGGTAACGGCGTTCTATTGCCTCCTCTGTACTTTCGAAGCTGAGCAAATCAGCCCATTTATTTTTTTCCGCCCAGTAGTAAACGATCCGCGCATTCGGCAGATTTAATTCTGATGCAATTTCTTTCGGTGTATAGCGGCGCAGATAAAGCGCACGCACAACACCTTTTAATTCTTCTGAGTATTTAGCCATAGATTTAATTATGCCGTGGTACTGATTAAAAAACGGCGGGGTTAATTCGAGGTTGTTCGGTAATGGCTTATAACCGAACTGTTCAGAATAAAGCGTAATGCGGCGAGGTGTTTAATTAGCAATAATCAATCCACAGCAAGGGAATCAGTTAAACGACAGGGGGAAATATGTGTCGCATTTAAAAACTGGCTGGCTGTGTGTTGCTACTGAGGGCGATACGGTTGACGGGCGAGTGATGGAGCGGCAATGGATTATCGACATGGCGGAAACCTATGATCCTAACCATTACGCCGCATTGATATGGCCAGAGCATGACGATTCATGTGGCAATTTCGGGGAAGTGCTGGAAGCCATGTGGCAGGATGGCGATGACGGGCTGGCGCGGCTGTATGTCAGTTTGTGCCCGAACAAACGCCTGATTTACGCGAATGATGAAGGCCAATTGCTTTACTTCTCCGTAGAGCCAGAACACAACTGGCGCGGTGGGAATAAAACTTATCTGATGGGGCTGGCAGTCACAGACCATCCGGCCAGTGTCGGTACAACACGGCTGCGCTTTAGTCGGCGCAAATTAAACAAACAGGGATATTACAGTTGTGTGATTTCCCGTAACGGTAAAATTACGCAGGAAGGAAAGATGAAGAACTGGCAGAAATTATTTGGTATTAAGCCGAAATTTGAAAACGAAAATTCTCAGGACGATCCACCTGCTGATGATAAGTTGCAGGCACTGGCCAGCGCACTGAATGATCTGGAAGCGCGTGTGGGTGCAATTGAAAATCAGCTTAATTCTGTGCAGGACGATGTTGACACTATTACCGAAGTAGTGGACACGGAAGAGTTTGCCGCTATTCGTGACAATGCAAAAGAGATTGTTACCCGATTTAGTGATCTGGGTAATAAAAGTGGTCAGCGTAAACAGCGTCAAGTTTCGTCCAAATCCGGTAAGTTTAGTTACCTGTAATTAACCGCAACGCGAATAAGCAAAATAAATTTATTATCGCTTAATTGCGAGGGAGTCTTATGTTACTGAATAACCGTGCGCGGGATTTACTGGACAATTATACGGCGGGGATGGCGCAGCATTTTGGCACGCAAAACCCAGGCCGTTATTTTTCCCTGAATGACCCGCAGGAAACTGCGCTGCGTCTGGCCATGCTGGAGTCTGTCGAGTTCCTGAACTGGATCACTACGCTGGACGTTGACCAGCTGAGTGGCCAGGTCGTCAACGTGGGCGCGTCAGTGCTCCACACCGGGCGTAGTGAAAAAGGTCGTTTCGTCCGCCAGGTGGGGGTTGATGGCAATACCTATTCACTGGTTGAAACGGACAGCTGCGCCGCACTGCGCTGGGATCTGCTTTCTGTCTGGGCGAACGCCGGAAAGGAAGAAAACGAGTTTTACAACCTGGTGCAGACCTTCAGCACCCAGGCGTTTGCAATGGATATGCTGCGTATCGGCTTCAACGGTACACATCGCGCCAAAACAACTGACCCGGAAGCCAATCCAAATGCGAAGATGTCAACATTGGCTGGCATGAAATCATGAAAACCATGATGGGCGGCAAGCAAATCATGACCGATCCGGTACTGCTCGATCAGGCGGGTGATTATAAATCGCTGGATGCGATGGCCTCCGATCTGATTAACGCCAAAATCCCGGCACAGTTCCGTAATGACCCGCGCCTGGTGGTGCTGGTAGGTGCTGACCTGGTGGCTGCTGAACAGTACCGCCTCTTCCAGGCTGCTGACCGTCCAACGGAGAAAATCGCGGCGCAGCTGCTGGGTAACACTATCGCTGGCCGTCAGGCAATTATCCCGCCATTTATGCCGGGTAAACGCATGGTTGTTACGCCGCTTTCTAACCTGCACATCTACACCCAGCGCAATACGCGTCAGCGTAAAGCCCGCTTTGAAGATGACCGCAAGCAGTTTGAGAACAGCTATCTGCGTAACGAAGGCTATGCAGTGGAAGTGCCGGAGCTGTACGCGGCGATTGATGAAAATGCCGTGACCATCGGCAAGCCGTCAGAGCCAGTGGAGGGTTAATCAATGTCTCTTTCCCCCGCACAGCGTCATAACCAGCGCATTGAGATGGAACAAAAGCTGAAGCTTAGCCTGGCCGTTGGAACCACGGAAAGTATGCACCTGCTGATTAAGGCGCTGGAAACGGACGTGGAGCAGTTGCGAAACCTGCCGTTGATTGCTGATCGTGTGGAGCATAAACGCAATGTGCTGTTGCCGAAATGGGTTCCGACTGTGGAGGCGTATCTGGCCAGCGGCCAGGTGTATGCGAACCCGGTTCTGGCCTGGTGTGTGATCTGGCTGTTTGACGTGGGCGATCTGGATACGGCGCTGGACTGGGCTGATCTCGCTATCGAACAGCAACAGGCAACGCCGGAACGTCTGCGCAGCAATTTCCCTACGTTCGTGGCCGATACGATGCTGGCCTGGGCGCAGGAGTCTGCGGGGCGCGGGGAAAGCATTGAGCCGTACTTCTCACGCACGTTTGAGAACGTGGCCACCAAGTGGCGGCTGCATGAGCAGGTGACAGCGAAATGGTACAAATTCGCCGGGTTGCAGCTGCTGCGCGGCGATGACGGACAGAAATCAGCGGCAAGCGTTGACGATATCGACACGCTGAAAAAGGCCGATGAGTTGCTGGCCATTGCCGAACAACATTACTCAAAAGCTGGCGTAAGCACCCAGCGGCAGACCATTGCCGCACGTATTCGACGCCTGGAAAAGGAGCTTAAAGATGGCAACAGTAATCAAGTTTAAACATGAGCTAGGGCAGGTGGTGAAAGTCACGATCAGTGGTGAAAAGGGGCATGTTAAAGCCCGTGCTGAATACACCAATTGCCGCAATCAGTACCTGATCCACTATCTGGCCGCTGATGGCCGCGCTGTGGATTCCTGGTTTGATGAAAACGAGCTGACACCCGTTCAGCCTTAAAGACTACCGCAAGCCAGGCGGGCGCGGTGGAGGGCAGAAACACGATGTGAAGCTGCGCCGTGGAAACCGGACAGCCCGCCTATTTTTTCGGGGGAGCCATGTTTAGTGGAAAGCCGCTTGATTACCAGGACGAGCCGTTAAAAAACGAGGGATTCTGGCCAGACCTGAACCTGAAGGACTTTCAGGCACAGCGTGCTATCCCGGCTGATGTTGACGCAGACACTGCTGCTCAGGCGCTGCTGGCGGCTGTGGCGGAGGTGAATGCGGAGCTGGAAACAGTGGAGGCCAGCTGGAAGGCAAAAGGAGTTATGAGCGCAGAGGACGCGCCGGGGGCACGGATGGGGGAGTTAAACGCTCTCTGTGCGCAGTACACAAAGGCGGTTTTCGCCAGGGCAAAAGCGGATTTGTTGGGGGAATTTGCCACGGTTGGGCGGCGCGATTCTCACCCTGGACAGGAAAGCACGGAAACCCGCGCCGGATTGCTGGCTGAAGCCTCGGTGGTGATCCGCCGCATGAAAGGACTGAAACGGGCAACGGTGAAAAAGGTATGAGTCAGACACAGCTTGAAGCGCTGACAGCGTTTTTTACGGATAACGTGCCGGAGCGTGCGATGAAGGCGTTTAGCAGTGTTGTGGATGAAATGGCGTTCGTACCGGCTGCAAAGGATTTTGGGCTTGGGCAGTACCGCCAGGCGGTGATCCGTTATGACGCGGTGCTGAGCTGGGAGCGTTTCCCGTATCGCCTGTGTCCGCCGCAGCTGCTTATGTCCCTGATGGCTGCCTGGCTTGATGAGGCTGACCGGGAGTTACTGGACGAAATCGGGGTGACAGAAGCCGATCCACAGTGGGATGTATCGGTGGCCGATGAGGAAACCGCCGATATTGTCCTGACGGTTCCAATGGCGGAAGAGCTGGTGATCCGTGAGGACGAAAAAGGGCGCATCCCCTGGCAGGGTAAACGCTGGTCGCTGGTTGAGCCGGAAATCTGGACGGCATTGACGGCGACGATTTACGGCGTGGATGAATCCGGTGCGCCTGTGGGTGATGTGTCGTGATTGCCGGAGGTGAGCTTAACAAGCGCCAGCTGGCGGAGCTGAAAAAAGCGCTGGCCAGTATGGAGCTGCCACCTAAAAAGCGTCAGCGGCTACTGTGGCGAATGGCGAAATATGGCGTGATCGCCGCAGCCAAACGCAACGTGCGCAATCAGGCAGAGCCGGACGGGGGAGCCTGGGCAGGGCGTAAAACGAAGCGCAAAGGGAAGATGCTGCGCTCAATGCCGAAGCTGCTGCATGTCCGGGAAATGCCTGAGATTCAGGCCGTGCGGATCTATTTGCAGGGGGGAGGTTACCGGAACGGGGAAACCCCTGTGCCTGCTGGCGTGGTGGGATATTCCCAGCAAAACGGTATGCGTGTACGCGTGAGCCGCGCAAGCCAGCCAGGGAAGGCACAACCCGGAAAAATGGCCACTGCCGCGCAGGGAAAAAAGCTGCGTGCGCTGGGCTACCGGGTGCGCCGGGGGAAGCGCTGGAAAAAGCCCACTATCCGGGAAATTACCAGTGAAATGCCATATGCACAGGCAGGCTTACTTATCAGGAAGTTAAGCGGCAAGGCCGTCAAAACGAGCTGGACTATCGATCTTCCTTCCCGCGCATTTCTGGGAATGGGGGATGAGGACTTTAACAAGGCGCTGGCACGCCAGCTTCAGGCCATTGGCTTTGGCTGGGATGTAAATGCGCAGGATATCAGGGGGAGAACATGACCTGGCCAAATGTGACCGTCAACCAGGTAAACCAGTTACTGGGCGAAACCAATGAGGTGGAACGCGCGGTGCTGTTTATCGGTACGGGAACCAAAAACACAGGCAAAACGCTGCCCGTCAATACTCAGAGCGATTTTGACGCTTTGCTGGGCGAGGCTGACAGCCAGTTAAAAAGTGACGTGCTGGCGGCGGTGTCAAACGCTGGCCAGAACTGGTGGGGATTCGTCCATGTGCTGGCTGCTGACAGTGAGCCGGACGCATGGGTTAAGGCGGTGCTGGCCGCGCAGGTGTCGTGCTCGGTTGAAGGTGTTGTGCTGACTAATGACATTTCAACGAAGGCGGAAATTAATCAGGCCGTTAAGTTGCGTGCGGTTCTGATTGCGAAGTATGGCCGTTGGGTGTGGTTCGCGCTGGCCACGCAGGGAATGCAGGACGAAGAGGGACAGGCTGATTATCTTGCCCGTGTGTCTGCGCTTCAGGCGGGTATTGCGGAAAAAGCGGTGCAGCTGGTTCCCCGCCTCTGGGGGCGTGAGCCGGGTGTGCTGGCTGGCCGCCTGTGCAGCCGTGCCGTCACCGTTGCTGACAGTCCGGTGCGTGTGAAAACGGGGGCGCTGGTTAGCCTGGGCAGTGATGAATTGCCGCTGGATGGTACAGGCGCGGTGCTGGAGCTGGCCACACTTCAGGCACTGGAGGCGCAGCGCTTTAGTGTGCCGATGTGGTATCCGGATTATGACGGGTTCTACTGGTCAGATGGCCGCACGCTGGATGTGGAGGGCGGTGATTATCAGTCTATCGAAACGCTGCGCGTGGCAGATAAGGCCGCACGCCGGGTGCGTTTGCTGGCGATTGGCAAAATTGCAGATCGTTCACTCAACAGTACGCCGGGCAGCATTGCCGCACACCAGACATTGTTTGCGAAGCCGCTGCGTGAAATGTCCACGGCAGCGAATATCAATGGCGTGTCATTCCCCGGTGAAGTGAAGCCACCGCAGGATGGTGATGTGACCATTGTCTGGAAAAACAAAAAGGCAGTGGAAATTTACATTGTGGTGCGTACCTGGGAAGTGCCACTGCAAATCACCATTAGTCTGTTACTGGATGCCAGTCTGGAGGCCGCAGCATGAGTAAGCGTATTTCGGGAATGTCGTTTGATGCTTATGTTGATGGCGATCTGATCCACATTGAAAAGATTTCTCTCGATATCACGGACAACAGCGCTGCGGCGCAAACCCGTGGCGTACCGGATGGCCATGTTGATGGTGATGTGGCCGCAGAGGGGGAGATTGAAGTCAGTTCTAAAGTGCTGGGCGTACTGACGGCAAAGGCGCGTTCCGCAGGTTCGTGGCGCGGTATTGAGCCAGTGGATTTCCTTTTCTACGCCAAAGCGGGCAGTGAAGAGGTCAAGGTGGAGACGTTCGGCAACAAGCTTCAGCTGAGTAACCTGCTGGATATCGATCCGAAGGGCGGCAGCGTGTCCACCCACAAAATCAAATATTTTGTGACCAGTCCGAAGTTCGTAAACATCAACGGCGTTCCGTATCTGGAAGCGGAAGCCACGGAAAACCTGATTGGGTAAGGGGCAGGGATGCAGGAGTATGAAAAGGGGTTTATCGCGCTGGCTCTGATGGGGGCGCTGATTGCCCTGGGTAAGATGCTTAACAGCAATGAGCCGATCACACTGAGTCTGGTTCTGGGGCGTGTCATTGTCGGCAGCGCCTTATCACTGACCGCAGGGGTTGCCCTGTACTTTGTGCCGGACATCCACCCGCTGGCGCTGGCCGGGATTGGTTCTGCGCTGGGTATCCTGGGGCTTAATGGTGTAGAGGTCTGGCTGCGCAAAAAAGGGATTAACTTTCTGGGTAAAGGAGTGGGGAAATGACGTTAGGTGAAAAGCAATGGCGGTTTACGCTCATGATTGCACTGCTGATCCAGTATGCCCAGGCAAAGGGCTACCGTCTGACGTTCGGTGAAGCGTACCGCACGCCGGAACAAGCGGCACTGAATGCCAAAAAGGGCAGCGGCATTGCCAACAGCTTGCACACCCAGCGTCTGGCCGTGGATTTTAATCTGTTCGTGAATGGTCAGTACAAGACCGACACTGCCGATTATCTCCCGCTGGGTGAATACTGGGAATCGCTGGGCGGTTCATGGGGTGGGCGCTTCAAGTCCCGTCCGGATGGTAATCACTTCAGCCTGGAACATGACGGGGTACGCTAATGACAAATGGCCAGTGGCTTGTTGTGGTTGCGCTGGCGTTTGTCTGGGGCTGGCTGACCGCTGACTGGCGGCGTGACAGTCTGGAGCTGGCGATTAACTCCGCTGCACAGGTTGCGGGTAACAAGTCCCGCAAAGCCATGCTGGAGATTGCCAGCGAGTCCGCCAGGGGGCTGGAAGATAAACTGGAGGCGCTGGAAAGTGGCAGACCGAAGGAAATCAGGACTGAAATTCTTAAGCCAGTTTTCACTAATGTGTGCGTGTCTGATGATTTTATCAGGATGTATAACGCAACCGCAGAAAACATCGAACGTACCTTATCAGGAAAACCTGAAGCGAAAATGCCCAACGGAAAATCTTCCGCGCATTAAAGGGAATACCGGGGCGGATATTGCTGCCCCTGCTATTGAGTATCAGGATTTATATTCTGTGTGTGCAGCACGTCATAACGCGCTGATTGATGAAATGAATAAACGAGAGAGTGTATTAAATGGAACAGAAAATTAAACTTGTTGTGTGTGGTAAAGATATTGTTTTCGCGCCTAACCAGACCGCCTATAACAAATTCATCAATGAAATGGCGATGGATAACAAAGTTGCCCCGGCGCATAACTATCTGACCCGTATTGTTGAGCCAGAAAGTAAAGACGCGCTGGCCGAACTTTTAAAACGTCCGGGGGCGGCGTTGCAACTGGCAGGTAAGGTTAACGAGATTTATGCGCCTGAGCTGGAAATTGAAGTAAAAAACTGACAAAGCGAGTCCGGGCAATTGAGCAAAACGGACTCGAACAATATTTAATTTTACGCCGCCATTATTTACCCCTTGGGGAAGATTCCATTGATGATATCGCCGCCGCTGTCTGGCTGGATAATCGTCAGTGGGAAAATATGCGTATCGCCACGGCTAACGGAATAAGCACTGCTTTTAAAGGCTCTGGATGAAACAGTTAGATTTTACATTAAGCCTGATTGATAAATTATCCCGCCCGTTAAAGCAGGTGCAGAATAATGTGACCGGCTTTGCGGATAAATCAAAAGCAGCGTTTACGCAGATTGGCGGCGGTGCGCTGGCGCTGGCTGGAACGGGAATGGCCATCAAGGGCGCGTTGTCTCCGGCCATTGAAATGTATGACGCGCTGAATGATGCGGCTGCTAAAGGCATTGACAGCACTGCGCTTAAAACTGTTCAGCGGGATGCGCTGACGTTCAGCACGACATACGGCGCGAGTGCGGTGGAGTTTGTTAAGTCCACGGAAGAAATAAATGCGGCCATTGCCGGGCTGACGGGTAATGAACTGCCGAAAGTGACCAAAGTCGCCAATGTCCTGGCGTTTGCCATGAAATCAACAGCGGCGGAAACGTCGGAATTCATGGGGCAGATGTTCGGTAACTTTTCCTCTGATGCCGCACGCCTGGGGAAAGTGCAGTTTGCTGAGCAACTGGCTGGCAAAATGGTTTATATGCGCAAGACGTTCGGCGCGGAAATGGCCACTATCAAAGACCTGATGGAAGGTGCACGCGGCGTGGGGACAAACTACGGCGTCGGGCTGGATGAACAGCTGGCCGTGCTGGGACAGCTGAGCCGCACACTGGGGACGGAAGCGAGCAGCGCATACGAAGGCTTTATGACGGGCGCAATTGATGGTGCTAAAAAGCTGGGGCTGTCCTTTACTGACGCAACCGGAAAAATGCTGTCCATGCCGGAAATGCTGGCAAAGCTTCAGGGCAAGTATGGCAAGAGTCTGGAAGGGAACCTGAAAGCACAGGCGGAGCTGGATGAAGCCTTTGGGGATAGTTCTGCGGTGGTCAAACAGCTGTATGGCAACGTGGCGTTACTTCAACGGAACATCACCGAGCTGGGCGGGGCGGACGGACTGAAGCGCACCCAGGAGATGGCGGCCAAAATGGTGAAGCCGTGGGATCGCTTCATCGCCATCCTGACGGCCATTAAAACCGTCATTGGCCTGACGCTGATCCCGGTACTGTATCCGCTACTGAATCGCCTGGCAGATATGGGGCAGACCTTTGCCAGGTGGATGCAGCTGTTTCCCAACATCGCGCGGGTGGTGGGGTATGCCGCGCTGGCGCTGCTGAGTTTTGCCGCAGTGGGAGCCATCGCAAATATTGTGATGGGTATCAATGCCTTTGTGATGATGGGTGTAACAAAAGTGCTGGCACCAATGGCCAGATTGCTGGGGCTTAATCGCCTGGCAATTCTGGCCAGTAACGCCGTGACGCAACTGTTTACTGCCGGATTGCGCAGATTGCGTGCAACCCTGTTGGCCGCCAGTATTGCTGCCCGTATGGGTTCCGCCTCGTTCTTACTGATGATTGCCCCGATAGCGGCTATAGCGCTGGCCATTGCTGGTGTGGTGCTGGCGGTTATCAAATTCTGGCAACCGATAAAGGCGTTTGTCAGCGGCTTTATCAGCGGTTTCAGCCAGGCAAGTGGTGCACTGACGCCGTTTAAAGGGCTGTTTAGCGGCATCGCCACGGCAGTGGGCTGGGGGTGGAATGGGGTTAAAACCCTGTTTGGCTGGTTCGGCAACCTGCTTTCTCCGGTGCAAATGACCGGGGAACAGCTGGCAGGCGTGACCAGTGCGGGTGAAACCTTTGGCCGTGTCGTGGCGGGGGCGGTTGGCCTGGTTCTGACTCCGTTTGAGCTGGTTTATCGTTCCATTCAGACAGTTATTGATATGTTTGGGATCGTCATTGAGGGCTGGCGCGACGTAGTCAATGCCTTTGATTTTAATTCCCCGGTTGAGTCTTTTGAAAAAATGGCGAGCGTGATCGGTGGTATTTTTGGGAAGCTGTGGGAAACCCTGAAGGGGGCATTTTCAGGGACGTATAACTGGATTGTCGAGAAGTTAAATAATATACCGGGTGTGAATATCGCATTATCCACTGAAGCAGCGCCAGTGGTATCAACAGCACCTGATATTAAAAGGAGTATTCCGGCGCAGTCAGCTGCAAATAATGTTCCTCAATCTGTAAGTATTCCTCCTGTGCCATATAACGCGAAACAGATTGAGCAACCTGCAATTGCAGCGCCAGACATTAAACAGGTGACATATGGAGGAAATGTAACGCAGCAATTAACGCAAAATACAGTAATGTCTAAGCCGCCACCAGTTATCGCCCCGAACGTGCTTTTAACAGGTGGGGAACTTAAAGGTATTGAGCGTGGCGGAATCAGTAAAACAATAAACAGTAATTCTAAATCTGTGACGGACAACAGCCGAAAAATTGAAACGGTAAATATTTATCCGAAAGAAACACTTTCGCCGGGTCAATTGCAGGAATGGCAGGAGCTAAACCCATGAGTGATTTGCTTTACATCGATCTGCTGATTGAAAACGGTAATTTTGTGCTGAATACCGGAAAAGAGCCTGAACTGTGTAATAACCGAAAAAGTATCGGGCAGGACATAATTCACAGCATCCTGGAAAGCGGTCTGGCCACACAATTAATTGGCGAACGCAGCCCGACTTTACGCGCCGATATCTTCACGCAGCTGGAACTGCTTATTGAAGAGGATGAGCGAATTGTGCCGGGAACGGTGGAAGTGAGCGAGGAAAGCCATGCGCGCCTTTGGGTGACGGCCAGCACGTACGATTTTGGCGGAATATCTGCACAGGTGGATTTATGACGGAAAAGCCGCAGGTAGATTTTGAAGAGGTGGTGAAGTCCAGCGGGATGCCTGTTACTGAAGAGGCTGTACGCGCCCGGTTTAACGCAATTGCAACCCAGGAAGGGCTAATCACAAACACGTCGCGTATGTCTCCGTTCTGGAAACTCATTACCGCGATTGTGACCGCGCCTGTGATGTGGCTTAAGGACGCGCTGGTTTCCGTAGTCATGACAAATATGTTTGTGGCTACAGCGGGTGGAAATATGTTGCGCCTGCTGGCCTGGGCGGTAAACGTCACAGCCAAACCCGCCAGTGCAGCGGAAGGTGTGATCCGGTTTTACAAAGTGGATGCAAATCAGGCCATCGCGATAAAAGCGGGAACGGTGATCCAGACAGAAAGAATAAACGGCAAAGTTTACGCAGTGGCCACGGTGTCCGATGTGGTGATCCCCTCCGGTACAGACAGCGCATTACTGGCCGTAAAAGCTACGGGAACGGGCGGCGCATACAACCTTGCTCCGGGTTACTACCGCATTTTACCCGTAGCTGTCGATGGTATCAGCCATGTTGTCAGTGAGGAGGAGTGGCTGACTGCGCCCGGCGCGGATGAGGAAAGTGATGATGAACTGCGCGAACGCTGCCGGAATCAGTTCAACCTGGTGGGGAATTACCACACGGATGCGGTTTACCGCTCAATGATTTCCAGTGTGGCAGGTTTGAGCATTGACCGGATTTTCTTTCAGCATGATGCACCGCGTGGCCCGGGTACAGCGAACGCCTTTTTGTTGCTGGATAGCGGAGTAACCTCAGAGCCGTTTATTGACGCGGTGAATGATTACATCAACACGCAAGGCCATCACGGGCACGGTGATGATATGCAGTGTTTTGCCATGCCGGAAACCCGTCACGACCTGAGTGTCACGGTTTACGTAAGGAATTTGAGTAATCTGGAGCAAGAGCAACAGGTTTTACTGGCAAAAAATATTGAAAACCTGATCCGCTGTGCCTTCAGGGAAAACACAGAATATAGCGTGAAAAAAACGTGGCCATATTCACGCTTTTCCTTCTCCCAACTGGGGCGGGAAGTACACAAAACCTTCCCGGATTCGGATTCGATAGAGTTTTCCCTTAAAGACATAACCAGCGATCTGAATGTACCCCGACTTAACTCTTTAACGGTGGCATTAAAAAATGACTGATTTTATGAAAAAGCTGGCCAGCATGGCGCTGCCGTCATGGATGAATAAAGGGGAGCCGCTGGCGTTGCTTCGCACGGCGCGGAGATTCTGGGCGGAGGTGTACGGCTGGATAACGTGGCCTCTGAGGCAGTTTGATCCGCTGGTCTGTATTGAGCCGATATTGAATCTGATTGCCTATGACCGGGACATTACCCGCTTTAGCAGTGAGCCGTTGAGTCTGTTTCGAAAGCGTGTGGCCTATGCATTTATCAATGCGCGTGATGCGGGTTCGGTTGAAGGGTTCATTAACATTTTCCAGCGCCTGGGGATTGGTTATGTAGAGCTGGTTGAGCGCCAGCCAGATATTGACTGGGACGTGATCCTGGTGCGCGTGACGGATAGCCAGATAGCGGATAACACGCAACTGATGATTCAGATAATCAGGCAGTACGGAAGAACATGCCGCCGCTATCAGTTTGAAGTGATCACATCCGAACACCTGGCCATCCGGGCGGGTTGGGATCAGGGGGAATATGTGGTTTATCCGGCACGGCTGAACAGTATGGAAGCAAGCGGCGCAACGTTTAGCGCGAGTTTATAGGGAGTATTTATGTCACAGACTGCTATCACACTGGCTTTTGAAGAGTGGAAGGCGAGCCAGTCCGTAACGGGTGAGTCCGTTCTGCTGGATGAGTTTGTTTTCGCCAATGTGCCGGGGCTGGATGCCGGTAACCCGGTTGATCGTAATGAAGTGTTGCCGCCAGATGCACAAATCGTTCATCGTCAGGCGGTAAGCCGTAAGGGGGTTGTTAATGAAAATGCCGTGGTGCATTCCGTTGTCCTGGGCGCAGACGTGGGCGATTTTTCGTTTAACTGGATTGGGCTGACCAACAAAGCAAGTAACACTCTGGCCATGATTGTTCATGCGCCATTACAGCAAAAGCTGAAAACAAAAGACGGCCAGCAGGGTAACGTCCTTACCCGTTCGTTTTTGATGGAGTTTAACGGTGCGCAGAATGAAACAGAAATCAACACGCCAGCTGAAACCTGGCAGATTGATTTTACGGCGCGAATGGCCGGAATGGATGAGCGCCAGCGCCTGGAGAATATCGACATCTACGGCGTGGCGGCGTTCTTCGGTGATGGTTACCTTGTTGCTAAAAATGGTTCTCAGTTTTTTGTGAATCCCGGAGTGGGATACGTGCGCGGGCTGCGTACACAGCTGGCGGTCAGTCAAAATATTGTCGTGACAACCAGGCCGGTAAATGTCTGGCTGGATGTAACCTGGACGGGGACACTGACGAGCGCCTGGGCTGTAGAAAGTAAAATCGTTGTTGCCGATACCCTGGCGGATTATGTGCAAAATGGCGTTCAGCACTTTGTGTTTGCAGTGGCCAGCATTGATGCCAATGGCAGCATTACTGACTTGCGCCCAAAAGGCACGCTTAACGATCAGAGCGCCAGTGATGCGCTGGCCAGACACGAAAAGTCACGCAATCATCCGGATGCGACAACAGAGGCTAAAGGTTTTACCCAGCTAAGCAGTGCGACAGACAGCCAATCTGAAACGCTCGCCGCAACACCGAAAGCGGTGAAAGCGGTACGTGACATTGCCGACGGGAAATACACGGCTCAGGACGCGACTACGGCGCAAAAGGGTATCGTCCAGCTCAGTAGCGCGACCGACAGCACGTCTGAAGTGCTCGCCGCAACACCGAAAGCGGTGAAAACGGTGCGCGACATTGCTGACGGGAAATACACGGCTCAGGACGCTACCACGGCGCAAAAGGGTATCGTCCAGCTCAGTAGCGCGACCGACAGCACGTCTGAGACGCTCGCAGCAACACCAAAAGCGGTGAAAGCGGTGCGTGACCTTGCTGACGGGAAATACACGGCTCAGGATGCCAGCCTGTGGAAAAAAGGGATTGTCCAGCTTAGCAGTGCGACAGACAGCCTGTCTGAGTCGTTTGCCGCGACCCCGAAGGCGGTGAAAGCGGTCACAGATTATGTAACGGCACTTATAAAAAGTCTCGGCACTGCCGCCTCGAAGAACGCCCAGGAGACTCGTGACGATATCACCCCTGGTCGGTTGCTTGTTAACGGTGGTGCGCTTGCGCTTCGGACTGTGGCCGCAAGAGCGGGTACGGCAATCGCAGATGCAAGCGCCCTCCCGGCTAACTCAGTGAGCTTTTGTTATTCAGATGCAGCATTTTCACCAGGCTATGAAGCCACCATTCTTGATGTGGGTGGGCTTGGTGGTGATGGCTACCGTGTGCAGTATGCCGCGTCTTATGCCGATGGCGGGAAGCGGCTTAAATTCCGTACTTTAAATGCTGATAACGGCTATTGGGGAGCCTGGACGAGTGTTTTAACAAACCACGGCGGAAGTGTCTCATATCTTGATGGGGCGACTTATTACAGCACAAACAAAAACACGTGGGCTGGATGCGGTAGTTTTGCTGACCAATACGGTAATAACATTGCACCATTCTTACATCAGACATATACAACACCGAAAGATGTGTCTATATATCTCCCGCTGATAAAGGGAATTTCTCAAACGGAATATTACGGCTTCGGTTCGGCTGTAAGTTTTGGAATATTACGAACAGGGAAAAATGATTTCGGCAGTGCCGTAATTCAGGTTATTGGTGATAACGGTGCCGGGGCTATATATAAGTTTACTTCCGATGGAATTTTTAATGCGCCAAGCCAGATCCTCAGCGGCGGAGTAATTTCCGCAGCGGGGGATATTATTTCTAACGGTGGGAATCTGCGTGCTGGAGGATACGTCGCATGCGGTGGTAATGTTGTCGCTGGCGCTGGCGTTTTTGAATCAGGTGGAAATGTGCGTGTTTATTCCTCCAATAATCCGCCGCCAAAGGTCGCCTACACAGAAGCGGAAAGCGACTGGCGTTTTCAGCCAAAAGGGAGTTACGCATCGCCAAATACCGCGTGGTGGAATGGTAGCCAGATGGTGTGGCGGTGCGGCAGTACGGGAGCCATGCGTATGTCCGCAGTGGTGGGGGGGGTGCCAAACGGTGGGCGCGTCTCTTTCCCGTCTGTATTTCCTAATGCGTGCAGGGTTGTGATCCCAACCCGAAATGAAGAACCGGGAAACGGCGCGGCATTGCAGCCATTTAATGTTGACCAGACAGGTTTTAATTTGCGTATTGCGGGTGGTGGTACTGTCAATCTTATGTATACCGCAGAGGGTTATTAATTATGGGATTTGTCTACAGGGCAAAAACGGGCGGTTTTTATAACGATGCTTTCGAAGATGCATATCGTAAAGCAGGAACGTGGCCGGGTTTTTATGTTCGTGTGTCAGATGATGACTATCTGGCACTGATGGAAGGGCAGGCTAAAGGGAAAATGATTGTGCCTGATAAGCGTTGTTATCCTGTTTTGCAAGACCGCCCGGCTCCTTCCCGTGAAGCGCTTATCTCGGAGGCTGAGGAAAAGCGCCAGGCATTAATTGACTCTGCAATGCAGTCGATTGCCGTTATTCAGCTTAAACAAATGAACGGGCGCAGTTTAACGGAGAAGGAATTAACCAGAGTTAATGACGTACTGGATTACATCGAAACGCTGGAAGCTGCGGTTGGCACAGGAACAGTGCCGGATATTGTTTTGCCGGAGATTATTTCTGATGTGGCGTGAAGCTCGAATTGCATTTAGTGATTCAGTGGCGGCTTTGAACTGTTCGGTTATCCCGGCGCACCCGTGGGTATACGGGCTGGGGCAACAGACAGAGAACGGCGCATATCTCAGCCCGGTAAACGCGATCAGCTACCTTGCTGAAAAGCTGGCCGGGACGGGGGGCGCGGCGGACATTGTGATCATGATGGTTTCCGGCCAGACGCATGAAAACTTTATGGCCAACCTTAATCGACTGGTAGATGTGTTCCCCAGTCCGGCATTTACCCAGGTGCGGAGGCTGGCACAGTCCGCCGCGCAGCTGGCTGCGGAGAAAATGCAAATCCCGGCCATGTACAGCCAAAGTTTGCCAGCGGCGATCCCGCTTTCGGTTCCTACAAGCCGCACCGCTCTGGCTGCGGCTGCGGTCAAAAAAGCACAGCAGGAAGCTGCGGCAGTGGTGGACGTGTCGACGGTAAAAAAACTGATGGGGGACTTTCAACGGCAACGTGAAAGCATGATTGCAGGTATTGCCAGCGGATTATCAGAATTACAGGGAAAAAGCGCCAGGGCGTGGGTGTTTACCGCCAGTGGCGATCTGCCGTCAACGCTTCTGGAGCTGGTAAAAGGAATTCCGCTGCAATCCTCCGTGTATACCGCGGCGATGATGCTTGTTGGTGATAATCTTGACGGTATTAAAGGGATGATCCATGACATCGAACCCAACTCTGGCGCTTAACGGCGAGGCCATATTGCTGAAGAACATGCGTGTTACGGTTTCCCAGCAGTTTCAGGATAAAGACCAGTCCGGCCAGACAAGCGCCACAACAAAATCAGAGCAGGGCATTAAAGGCAAAGAGCTGCGCGTGTCCGGCGAAATCCCGTATAAAAACCCGGAAATTTTGCGGCGTATCTTTGAGCTGGGAAGCGCAACAGACGCTGGCGGCCAGCGTCAGAAATACCGCGTTGCGCATGAAGCTGCGCGTGCCGTTAATTTCCGTGAAGCGACCTTCACCGGAACCCTGGACGCGCCGCCGCAGGATGGGCGTATGTCCTGGCTGGTTACGTTCACTCTGACCGAACATATCAGCGTGCAGGAAAAACGTGAGGCCAGAACCAGCGGCAAGACAAAAGCCGTGAAGCAGACCGCAGGATCAGGTGCTGGCGCAGGTCAGAAAGGGAGCCAGGCAGCGGGTGAGGATGAAGAAAAACTGACGTGGTTTGAAAGTAAGGTGCTCAAGCCCGTGAATGATGCGCTGGGATAAAAATGAAACCGATTAAACGACTGTTCCTTTCAACGGATGAAATCCACCTGGCTGATACCAGTCTGGTGCTGGAGCTGAACAGCTGCGGCCGGGGGTTTATTACTGCCGGGACAACGGAGGATTATACCGGGAAACTGGTTCGCCTTGATGTGGGTTACACCGATCTGGTGCTGCGATGGTTCACCGGATATGTGGAGCGATCACAACCCGCTGAAAATGGTTTTCAGCGCCTGTTTGTTCGTGAGCTGGTAGGCGTGTTTGAACGCGTGTGGCCATGTTCATTTCAGCATCCCACATTGCGCAAGGTGGCCAACTGGTTGGCTGAGCATTCCGGACTGACATTTAGCGTACCAGATGCAGAATATTCAGACCGTCCGATCCCACATTTCACTCACAGCGGCACGGGTTATCAGCTTCTTGATAATCTGGGTAAGGCTTTTGGTATAACGGATTACGTCTGGTATCAGCTGCCCGATGGCGGGGTTTATGTCGGCGGTGCTGAAAAAGCCCTGTTTGCTGGCCGCCCGGTTGAGATCCCCCATGAATTTAGCCAGGGAACGGCAGGGGGGAATTCCATGACGCTGCCTC